ACGCCCTGATCGAGTACCAGGCCACCCGCATGCCGGCGGTACCGGCCTCCTTCGCGCCCGCCGGTGTAACGCGCCGCTTGGTTTGAGACGCCGCGCCAGTTGGTGTGAGACGCCGATTCTAGCCGCTTGCGGAGACGTTGCAAGGACGTTTCTGCGTCATTTCTAGCGGGCTTCGGTGATCCGGATTCCGGTCGAGAATAAATCGCCGTCAGCGTCGCCTCTCTGTCGCAGTTCGTTCTTGCCGGTCATGTATCCGTAGATCCCCGTTGCCTTATTCAGAATGGGGTCCGAAGGCCGCACCAGTGCCACTACCGGCCGGGAGTTGCCGTGCCTGGCATAGAAGGCCTGAATGTTGGCCAGTTCCGAGAGAAACCCCCAGCCGGCCAGTTCAAAATCCACCTCATAGACGGCCAGCACCTTCACCTTGGCCCTGCCGTCCCCAGAAGTGCACGCCCAGACAAGTGTGTCCGATTGATCAGCCTCGCCGTAGACGCTGGCGCGCCCCGTCGGAAACCCCTGATCCGGTCCCGTATACAGGCTGCTTGACGAAATGCTCCAGCGCGGGGCCCCGGGAGCGGAAGGCGCCCCCTCGACTGGCGTGTCCATCCGCCATTGCTGGTGGAAATCTATCCGGTAGTGCTTTCCAATTTCCATCAGGTTCGGCCACTCGGCTGCACCTTGCTCCGACTCGTTGGCGGTTAGCCAGCCATCAGACAGGGTCACGTCGCCGGAGAGGTTGGGTGCTGGCAGGTCGAGTTTCTTCACAATCCTCTGCACGCCGAATGCAGAGCGGTCCCCCATTGAGCCGGCGGAGATCGTCATCTCCCGGACAACCTGCGGGCTGGAAGTATAGATCTGGCCGCCTTCGCTCGCCACACGCTTGGCTTGGTCGGGGTAGGCCAGGCTCCATCCACGGTCCACGAGATCGACGGACACCATCGCCCGACCGAGAACTACGTGCCCAAGCCGGCCAGGCCCTGGCGCGTGCCATCGGACCCTGAAGCGCTGGTTGGAGAAATATTCACCGAAGAGGATGACCAAACTGCGCGGCGAGCCTGGGGCGCTGATCTCATAGACCTGGTAGTCGAGCATTGGCCACCAGTCGCCGATCCAGTAATCGACGCTGATCGCGTAGTTGCTGCGAAGCCCTGAAATGCCGATGTCGGTGCCCAGAAGAGCCAGCGCGTTGTAGCCCGAGTCCGGCGGAGCAGTAGACCGGATCTCCAGACCCGTTTCCTCGCCGCCCGCAAACTCAGCAGCAGGCTCAAGCTGCTCTTCAAGCAAGCGTTCATCGTTGGTCCATGTGCCGATCGTGAGGATTTCGCTGAACCAGTCCTCATAGATGACGTTGTCGCCAACAAGTATTGCGCCGTCTGTCATTTCAGCCTCTCGCGATGATCTGAACGCGGCCCGAGACCGGGAGGAGCCTCAGATCCAGAACCTGCACCTGCTTGCCCGCGGAGATTCCGAGTCGGGCGCTGTACAGGGTGATGTTCTTCATGGGTTCAATCTCGGCCTGCTCCTGCCTTGAAAGCACACCTTCGACGCGCCAGTACTGGATGCGGTCGGAGTGATCCTCCAGGCGGCGGTCGGCCCGGTCCTGGAGCGCTGTCCCGCCGGGGCCGACGAGCGCGGTTTCGTCGGGCTCGGCGCCGATTGCGTGGCGGTAGTCGGGATGGAGGTTGGCGCGGGCCGAGGAGCTGGCTCGTCGGGTTGAAATAAAATCCCTGGCGCCGGCGGCCTTGGTCGCCTCGTTGACTGTGTCGGCTGCTTCGCCTTCCGGCACCGGGCGGAACTGCCGGTGGTACTTGAAGGAGTCAGTCAGAAGCTTTGCCGGAGTCGGCGAGACTTCGATCTTGGTCGTTCGATTTGTGTCGTCGAATTCTGCAACCGATGCATCGTCGGTCAGCAGGAACGGGGCGCATGTCACGCGCCCGACGCGGTCGATCCACCAAACTGAATCAGTGGACCGGAACAGCAAATCGAGCAGGTCGCGATGCGTGCTCCCATCCTGCCAGTAGTGCGCCAATTCCAGGCTGCCGGTGGCCGCCGTCGTTGACGCCAGGGCATCGTGATCGACGTCGGCATAGGCGAACGGCCCGGTTTCAGATGAGCCGTCGATGACGCCTCGCTGGCAGACCAGGTACGGGACCTGTTGATCCAGCGTCCGTGCTGGAGCTGCAAGGTCTTCGAGCCAGATCGACTCAAAGAGTGCTGACAGGCCTGGTCCAAGTGAGTCCCGCCGAAACTCCAAGCACAGGAACAGATCATTGCCTGACGCGTCTGGCAACGTAAACTCGACTTCGGTGGTCGAGAGGAAATCGACCACTCCGAGGTTCTCAACCAAAACCTCGACTCCATCGAGCGTGCTGAAGGCTGCCCTTACCATCAGAATCAGCTGATTGTCATACGACCCGTCGGCAACGGCCCGCCAATTCAATCGGTAGCTCTTCGTTCCCTCAAGGGCCACCCCGTGGATGATTCGCACGACGCCGGAGGTGGCGTTGTTGACCACCACCTCCAAGTGGTTGGTGCCGCTGACCCGACGTGCGTATCGAAGCCCAGCAACAAAGTTCTCGATGCGATCCCAGTTGACCGGCACCTCCCAGTCGTTGGTCCCGTCGTTGACCGTCTGCCACTCCAAGAATCGAGTGGATTTGATCGGCCACGGCTCCAGCCTGGGACCAGAGGGCAGCACGGTTATCGGCAGCGTAGGCTGGGAGTTCAGGCGGAATCCATTGGGCCAGTCCTGGTACTGGCCCGGGTCGGTGCCCTCATAGATCGGCGCCAGGCCTTCCCGAACCCAGCCGACGCCTTGCTTGGGATAGAAGTTGTCGGCGACGTAGTAGTAGATCTCCGTCGTCGAGACCTCGTCATACACCAGCGCAGGCACATGCCACGGCAGGCCGAGGATCATCGGCAACGGCTGGCCATCGAGATCCGAATTCGGCGCACCGTCGAAGAAGTGCTTCTGCACCGCGCCCTCGAGGTCCTCGATTCGGTCTCGAAAGCGGAGCCGGATGACCCGGCCGTCGATGTATTCGGGATGCTCCATGCGCACGATGCCGACAGAAGTCCAGTTTTCCCAGGCTTCGTCGGGATAACCGACACGGACCTCGGCCTCCTGGCTTGTCCAGATGCCGTCCATCCACGCGTCGAGCGCGCCATCCGGATTTGCCACGTCGACTGAGCCGTAGCTCGCCGCCACGCGGCCGCGTGACCAGGGCGCGTCCACGGCCAGACGGATCTCCGGATCGGATCCAGCGACGATTCTGGGCAGCCATTGATCGCCGCCCGAGGAATAGGGGCGAGACGATATGCGCACGTCGACGGACTGCGCGGTCGCCGGATCGACATAGGTCGTCTTGATGCCGAGGGTGATCATTGATTCATCCCCGCCATCGATCGCGCCTCACGCGCGGCGTCTTCCATCGAGGTGGCCAGGTGAATGGTCGCCTCGCGCTGGCCTTCGGCCAGGCGCTCACGCTGCTCTGCGGCGCGACCCTCAGCTTCGACAAGCTGCTGGAGCTTTTCCACGACGCGGGTGTCCGCCATGCCATTGATATTCACGGGCAGTCCGACGCGCTGCAGGAACGTGCTGACCTCGTGCGGGAAGACCAGCTCGGGGCCGCCGCCGTCGCCGGTCATGATCAGGCCGCTCGCCCAGCCGCCCTGGGCATACATCGGCGGCGGGACCTCCGGCTCGTCCGGGATCGGCGAATTCGGCGGCGGCTGGGTCTGCTGACCGGTGTCGCCGCCGAGCGCGGCCGCAATGACCGCCAGGTGGGCAGCACTCTCGTCGCTGATCGCACGGATCTGGTCGAGGATGCCGATCTGGGCCAGTTGGAGCTCTTGGGTGTCGATCTCCTCGAAGAACGGCGCGAGCGCGTTTTTGTACTCAACCGGCAGGCCCTTCGTGGCGTTGATCAGGTTGTCGATCGCGGCGTTGGCGTCAGCTTCGTTTGTGGCCTCCCAGATGCGATCGAGCGGCCCCCAGAGTTGCTCCTGGATCTCGGGCGGCATTCGAAGGACTGCCGCCTCGATGGCCTGGCTCATCAGCGATTCCTGGTTGGCCAGTGCGCCGACGTGCATACCGATGGCCTCGGCGACTCCAGCGAGATCCATGCCCAGGGTGTTGGCCACCGCGATCAGCTGCTCGACGGTCTCGATCGAGCCGGCCTGCACCTCGCCGATCAGGGCTTCTATGATCGTGCTCAGATTGACGCCCAGGCGCTCGGCGATCGCCGGCGCCTGCGCGCCGGAGATGTCGACCAGCGCGCCGATCTGCTCGACGATCTGGGCGGCGATCGCGGTCTGGTCGCGCTGCCCCTGGGAGATCGAGTCGACACCGCTGCCGATATAGCCGACTTGCGTGCCGGTTACCGGATCCTGCGCTGCCGGCACGTCGATCCCGGCAACCTGTTCCATTGCCGAGACGATGCCGCTGAGGAAGTCCTGATAGGGCTCGGTCGCGCTGCCGTGAACCTGCACGCCCAGTTCCCGCAGCTCGCTCGCCAGTGCCGGCAGCGCGGCGATCGCGTCGGCCTGCTCCTGGCCGGAGCCAGTCAGGGCGACGTCGATCAGGCGGTAGAACTCCTCCTCCATCTCCTGCAGGCGAGCGCGCGGCGTCAGACTGGGATCTTCGAAGTCGGCGCGATTGAGCCAGTCCTGGACACCCTCCAGCGCGCGGATAATCGAGTCACGCACCTGGTTGGCCGCGTTGTCGATCGAGCTGGTGAAGTCGCTGCTGAATCCGCCGCCAAAGCTGCTGCCGCCTTGGAACTCATCCCACAGCGAACGGACCGATTCCTCGAGTTCGGCCGTCAGCTGCTGCAGCTGAAGCTGGTGCCTATAGCGCAGCACCGCCAGTTGCTGCTCACTCATTCCGAGCTCGTCGGCCCGCTTCATCAGCTCGTTGTGCGCGACCTGCAGCTGGCGCAGCTCGTTGACCAGCGGGTCAAGACTGAGGCTCGCGATGTCGTCGCGAGCGGTGGCCATGATGTCGTCGATCTCGCGCTGGCGATCGATTTCGTCCTGTAGCGCCCAGACTCGCTGCTGCAAGGCCCTGTTGGACTCGTCGAGCTTCTGCAACTCAATCTCGCGCAGGGCGGTCGTGTTGCCCTGCAGGTCGAGCAGTTGGCGCTCCAGGCCGAGGCGCTCGTTCTGGATTGCGTCGAGTGCGCTGTAGTAGGCCTTGGCGGTATCGGTCAGCTCGATCAGCATGGCGATCTGCTCGCGCCCGGCCTGCGTCGCGGGATCGAGCGATCGCATCAGCTCCCACATGCCCTCGCTGGTGGTCGGAAGCTGAAGGCCGACTTGCTCCAGGGCACGGACCAGGTCCGACTGGGCAATCTCCATCTTGTCGGCGGCCGGCGCGAATGCTTCGAAGAAGCTGTTGATGCCGGACATGTAGGGATCAAGGCCGCCGACCAGGTCAATCAGGCCTTGGCTGATCTGCGCGAACCGTTCCGGATCGGTCTGGTCGACCGCCCAGCCGAAACGACGCATCGCTTCCTCGTTGACCTGGACACCTGTAGCGACTCGAATCAGGGTGTCTGCCAGACCTTCGCCGACCTGCTGGAACTGCGGGAGGAACGGGACCACCTGACCAGCCAGGCCGTCGAAGATCTTCGAGAAGACGGCCTCGAGCTCGGCTTGCTGTTCTTCAGCCGTCAGATCCTTCAGGCTGATCTGCTGAGCCTCAACTTCGTACTGAGCGATCGCCGCCTCGATCTCATCGGCAGACAGGCCGAGAGCCTCTGCCCCGGCTGCAACGCTGTCGGCGATCGATTCGAAGATCAGCTGGAACTGTCGAGAGATGTCGTCATCGAGATCGGCGAAAGCGGTCTTGCGCTTGCTCGACCCGAAGACCCACTTCTTGTACTTGACCTCTTGGAAGGCCTGGACGAGCGTCTCATCGATCAGCTCTCCGATGGTGCCGCCGAGGATCGCGATCCCCTCGTCGACCACCTTGCTGCTGCCGCCGAACAGTTCGCCCACCCAGTCGAACAGGCCGCCGAACAAGCCCAGCGGGTCAAGCGTGAACTCAACGGCGTCCCACACCTCGCCCAGCGCTCCCCAGTTATGGGCGTTTTCGTACTTCGCGAAATCCGTGCCGAACGCGAACTCGGAGTCGCCCGCGCCACGGGCCAGCATGCCGCTTGCACCGGCAATGCCGTCAGCCAGGCGCTGGAGGTTGCGCGCCATGCTGCGGTTGATTCCGGGCAGCTGGCTGACGGCCTTGGCCGTGGTCTCGGAGGCGCTGAGTATCGACTCGCTCTTGGCCTCGCTGTCGCCCAGGACCGAGCCAGTGCCCTGACGGTCTTGCCGATCCTGCGCCGTCGTGTCCATGCCGGCACCGAAGCCCTGGATGCTGCCCACCAGACCGGCCACGGCCGATGCCATTGCCGCCATGCGGAACGGCGCGGTGTACGGGTCGCCCATGCCCTGGTTCAGAATCGCGGCGATCGCCGCCTGCAGGTTGGCGGCTGCAATCGCCACCTCGATGGCCTGGTACTCCTTGGAGCCCACCTCGGTCAGCTGCTGAATGCTGCGCAACGCTTGCCCGGTGCCCTGGGCGTAGGCGGCCATCATCGCGGCGACGTCCAGGCCGGCGCCGCCCAGCTCGCCCCGCAGTTGCGCGATGGCATCCTGCAGTCGAGCGACGACCTCCGGGTCAGTTGCGTCGGCCAGGGCCTCCTCGAGCGTCTGGATGTCGCGGATCAGCGGATCCATGTCCATCTGATCGACCCAGTCAAGGATCTCCTGGACTTCCTGACTCAGATTGGCAAAAGGATCGGAGTCGAGGCCGTCGATCTGCTCTCGGAGGTACTCGATGATTCGGGCGACCTGGTCGCTGGAGACGCCCATCGTCTGCAGCTGTTGACTAGTAAGGCCGGCCAGCTCCTGCATGGCCTGCAGCTGGGAGTTGAGCTCCTGCTCGCGCGCCACCAGGGGATTGGCAGCGGCCAGCAGTTGGCCGTAGGTATTGGCGAGCTGGTCGAGGCGCTGCTTGTGTTGTTGCTCGGCCCTCGAGGCCGCTTCGGTGGCTTTTCGGTTTGCATCGATCTCGCCGGTTAGTTCGCGCAGCGTCTCGAACTTCTCGCGGATCGCCTCACGGTCGGCCCTGGTGGTCGCTTGAGCCAGTGCCTGGGCTTCCTGGAATTCGAGCGTGGCCATCGCCGCGGTCTGACGGCCGGCGGCGACTTCCTCGAGCACGAACAGCTCTTGCTGCAGCTTGGTGACCTGCTGCTCGAGCGGCTCGATCAGCTTCTCGTTAGCGGGCCCGGCATCTTCAACACTCTGGCGCCATTTTCCGAAAGCATCGGAGGCCTTGTCGCCCAGGACGTCAGCCAAGCCGCCCATCCAGTCGAGGGTCTCGCCCATCATGCGCAGGCTTTCGGCCTGCTGCTCGTCGGGCGTCATTTCTGCCCAGGCGGCCGCGGCCTTCTGTGCTAGCTCGTCGTATTCCTTCTGGACCGCTTCGAGTTGCTCGCGCTGCGTGGCTAGGCTTTCCTCGAGCGCCTTCTGCTGCGCGGTCGCCCCGGTCCCGGCAGGATCCACGAATGCGGCGACGTCGCCACGCACACCAGGTGCGGGATTCGAGATCCGATCCATGCGCAGCTGATTGAGTCGCTCAAGCTGCCGTTCGGTCTCGTTGATCTCCTGCTTGAGTTCGGCGATATCCGAGCGGAACGGAGCCAGATCGATGCCGGGCTCGATGGGCTCCTCCGCAATAAGCTGAAGCCGCTCGAGCAATTCGGCGGCCGTGCCGGCCGGCTCGCGCAGCTCGTCGAGTTCGTTGCGGAACGAAAGCATCCGGCTGCCAAGCAAGCCCACGCCGATCACCAGCGCACCGACTGGGCCGCCGACAAGCGCCAGCGCGCCGCTCGCCGCGCGAGTGGCCCCGGCCAGCGCCAGCTGGCTTGCAGCGGCCGTGCGAGACAGGCCCGCCATGCTGGCCAGGGCTGCCTGGTAGCGGATCGACTCTGCCAAAGCGGCGCGCTGCGCCAGCGTCCAGGTCGCCAGTGAGCCGGCCAGGCGGCCGCCGATCAGCAGAGCCAGCAGCTCGGCCGCATCGACGACCGTATCGAGGTTCTCGGCCACTGCCTGCAACGATTCGGCGATCTCGCGGCTGGCGCCGATGCCCTCGTCCTTTTCCCCAACGTAGGCGGTGACCGCGTTCTGCAGCGCTTGCCAGGATCGGGCGATGGTCGGCGGGATGGAGGACGCTTCCCGGGCGATTTCCTCGCCCTGTGATATCAGCGCATCGGTAACCACCTGGGTGGTGAGCTCACCTTGCTCGGCCAGCTCTCGCAGTTGACCGATCGTCAGGCCCAATGCGTTGGCCAGCGCCTGCGCAACGCGCGGCGTTTGCTCCATCACGGAACGGAACTCTTCGCCGCGCAGTTCGCCAGACGCCAGGCCTTGGGCAAGCTGGATCATCGCGGCGTTTGCTTCCGTCGCCGAAGCGCCCGAGGCCAGCACGGCGTCGCTCACGATCTCGGCCAGCAGAAGACCCTTGCGGATCGCCTCGTCGGCCGACTCGCCGGAGGATTCCAGGGCCCGAATGGTTCGGGTGGTCAGCTGGCTGACCGTGCTGAGCGATTGGCCGGTTCGGGATGCGATCTCCTCGACACGCTCGAACACCATCGCTTGCTGCTCGGCCGACTCGGTAACGATGGCGATCTGGGCGTTGAGGTTGGTGTACTCGTCGGCCATCCGGCCGAGCTTGATCGCCGTCTGGAATGTCAGATATCCAGCCACCAGCGCTTTGACGCGCCGGGTGAGGTTTTCGGTGGTGTCGCCGAGCCGGCTGGTCTGCTGCTCGGTTTCCTTGAGCGCCTTGGTGCCCTTCTTGGCGCCGCCTTCAAGCTGGTCGCCGAACTTCACGACCTCCCCAGACGCATTGCGCAGCTCGCCGCGGAGGCCGGAGCCGTCCGCGTTGAGTCGCAATGTCAGTCTGAGGTCCTGGCTCACTTGTTGCTTCTCGTCTTCTTGTTCAGCTGGTCGACCACTTCATCGCGGTAGGCCGAGTCGAGGTGGCGGATCTTCTGGAGCAGGCCGGGCGTCAGCTTGATCTCGCAGACCCGGCAGACTGCTTCGATCTCGGTTGTTTCGATGCCGACCGGGATGGCTCCGGAGAATCCGAGTTGCAGCGGCTTGTTGCATCGCTGCCAAACGATGACTGCAGGAAGGTTGGTCTGAAGGACCTCGATCTCGCGCTCCGGCCGTTTCGTGCCGGCCGGAACGATGATCCCGAGGGCGGCGTAGTCCGCATCGCCCTCAACCTCTTTCTGCTTGGGCTTTAGCCGCGCCCACGCCCGCCCGACCTCAGCAAGTTTCCCAGGGCGGCCGTTTCGCCTTCTTCGTTCTCTTCGGCGTACTTCTTGAGAATGGCTTTCTTCCAGCGCGGGTACTTCTTGGCGAAGTCGAGTAGCGCCTTGCCGGTGACCGGGTTGTCGTCGCTGTCCAGCACCTCGCTGCCCTCCGGCAGCTCGACTGCGACGAGGATGCGGTCGATCTTCGGCTTGACCTCGTCAAGCCCTTCAAGGTCTTCCTCGGCCTTGGCGACCTGATCTTCGTCCGGCGCTCCGTCACGCATGGAGTGCATGAGCTTCATCAACGCATCCCGGCCGGCCTCAATCTTTTCCTGGTCGGACTGCAGCGTTTCGGGATCGATATCGCGGAACTCGACGATGATCTGGGCCTTCATGGGCTCGAGGCCGTCGCCGGGCACCTCGACTTCGACCTTTCGCTTATAGGTCGAGGCGATCTTGAGGCGGAAGTTTTTGGCCATTGGGTCTATCTCCTCAGTGGTGGTCAGGGCCGCATCAAGCGGCTTCAAACGATGCGGGGCGGCGTGGGCCGCCCCGCAGGTGGATCAGGGGTCGCCGCCCGCGTCGGGCGGATCGGTACTGCAGTCGCCGCCGTCGCGGCAGTCGCCGGCGTTGTCGATTGGGCCCGGGGAGGCGTCGCGGTCGTCGCCTGGACTGTTCCAGCGGCCGTCATTGCGGATCTGGTCGCGTCCTGCGTCGTCGCCGTCGGATCCGATGCGGCCGCTGTTGTCGATACGGTCGCCAGCGATCTCGTCGCCCGGGCTGCCGATGCGGCCGCTGTTGTCGACGCGGTCGCCGTGGATCAGGTCGCCGCCGGCGGTATCGCCTGGCGAACCCATCCGGCCGGAGTTGCTGATCGACGTATTGCCGCCGGCGTTGTTGACGGCCGATGTGGCGAACTCAACGGCTTGCTGAATGCCGTAGCCCTTGAGTGCCGTGTCGCCGAGAATGCCCAGCGCCTGGACCCACGGATTCGGGCCCGCCTGGTACTGGCGAATGCCCTCGGTGCCGTCTGGCGCGTACACGGCAAAGCGCTCCACGCCCTGGAGCGTGATCGCCTGCCCTGCCTGGGCCACGAACTCCACGATGGGCTGGCGCTCGGCTTGGCTGGCTGCCTGGGCTTTGTAGTAGGCCGCCTCGGCCGTAGCGCGGTGGCGGGTGTGCGTGCAGCCGGCCAGCACGAGGCTGGCCAGTGCAACGAGTAGCAGTGTGCGGATGCGGAACATGTCAGCGCCGCCTTACGAGCTGCTGCCGAAGCGCAGCAGGTAGTCGTCGTTGCCGGCGTCCGGCAGCAGCCGGATGGGAATATCCCACACGCGAAGGCCGTCTAGCTCCGCATTCTGCGGTTCGCCGATCTGCACGCTCGGCGCCTCGAGCGCGAGGTCCTTGGCCGCCGTACCGGTCACGTAGTCGACCAGCAGCGTCTGCAGCGTCTGGTTCTGCGCCAGCGACCGGATGTTGGCCGTGGCGTTCAGCGGCCGGTAGACGCGGAGCGTGCCGGTCACCGCCCGGGCCGACTGGCGGCTGATCGTGGCCTCCGTGTGATAGGCGAGCGCCAGGTTAATACCCGGATCCAGGCTCAGGCTCACCGCCTCGAGCGCCACGCCGCCGAGCTCGACGGTCATGTTGGCCTCGACGCCCACGATGGGCGACTGGAAGGCGCTCAGGTCGTCGGTCGGAACCGACTCCTCGACAGCGCCCTCGACCTTGCCCATCAATTCGATACCCGCCTTGGGGAAGTCATTGATGGCCAGGTCGATCGACGTGAGCCGGCCTCGGCCACCGACCGCCTGCAGCGTCTCACCACCGTGGTAGAAAAAGAACGTCGCCGACGGAAAGCCGTTGAGCACCGGCGTGTATTCGGCGTTGGCGGGCGGTCCTGCGTTGAGGGCTTCGGTGTGCCCCATGTTGCGCAGAAGGTCGCCGACCGGGGCGGCGTCGCCCGCGGTGGACGCACCGGCCAGCTCGATCTCGCCGGTGACCATCACGCGTCGGCGAACCGGCACGTAAGGTCGGGCACCGCCGGCGGGGCGATCGAGGTTGCGCTCGATCTGGTCAACCGAGATCTGACCCTCGCCGTTGAGAATCTGGACAGCGTCGGCCTCGGCCAGGGATTCGGCCGTGCCCTCCACCGATTCGATCTTGTGGCGCAGCGCGCGCAGGTCAAAGATATCGAGAGGCATGACTTACTCCTTTTCGCCCTTGCCGGGCATCTGGCTGACGTTGCTGCCGGAGGACTTCGAGTCCTTTGCAGCGCCTTTGCTATCGGCCTTCTCGGCCTTTGCCTCCGCCTCGCGGCGCGCGGTCTTGCCCGGATCGGGCTTCTGCGGCTTGTCCAGCCGTGTGAAGCTGCCGTCCTTGTTGCGGCGGTAGCTGCCACCGTCCGCCGGCGGCGGGCTCGGTCGTTTCTTGTCGGTCTTCGGCATGGGGTGCTCCTATGTCCTGATGTGGTATTCAGCGGCGTAGGCGTCCTGCCACCACAGAACGCCGTCTTTGAATTTCAGTAGCTGCCCGCCGGTCAGCCGAGTGGTTGTGCCGTTGCCATCCGGGTGGGCCCAGCCCAGCACTGCGGTGCGCACCTCGCGGATGCGCTGGGTCAGCTCGTCGGCCCGCGCTGCGCCGCGCTGAGCGGCCCGGTAGTCGCGCACGGCAATCACGATTCCCCAGCCGCCGGATACCGGCTGAATAAACCGACCGGTCGCGCTGGTTGGTTGCCTGGCCGAGTCCTTCGCCAGCAGCACATAGCCGGCAGGCGTCGTCGGCGCCTTGGCTTTCTCGGCCGCTTCCAGGTCGGCCGCGCCGCTGATCTCGCGCCATTCCTTCGGCAGCTCGGCTTCGAGGCGCTCGATGATCGGCGTCAGCGACAGCGGGCCCAGGACGGCGCTCATACGTACCCATTGCTCTCACCTCGGCGCCAGCGCACATCGGAGCTCTCAAACTCAGGTGTGCCGGCCTTGGTGCTCTTGGGCTCGTCGACGCCCAGGCTCATGCGGCCGTCGCGCACGGTCTCGAGCGTGCGGATTGCGTCCTTGTATCGGCGCTGGATGTCTTCGGTGGCTGCGTCGTCGTGCAGGTGGTACCGCGCGATGTTGGCCGCCAGGCGCTTGATCAGCGTCGGCACCGGGCTGCTCGGCAGCTTGTAGCGGTGGCCGATGTAGCCATCCACCTCCTGGCCGGCATCACTGATGGCTTCGTCGATGCGCTTGACGCCGGCTTCGGCCGCGTCGATTTCGTCCTGGGCCCAGGCGCTGGTGTCCTCTTCGAGGATCACCGCGCGAAAGAGCTGCGGGTCGACGCGCGACATCGATCGAGGCGGAGCGACTTGCGCCAGCTCCGACTCGTCGAAGCGTTCCATCAGTTCGGCGGCGGTGAGGTACATGGTCAGACCGTCAGGCGATCAGCCAACTTCTTGACCTTGGCCTCGCCCAGGCCGCTGACGACCTCAAGCTCAGGCAGGGCCTTGAACGGCTGCTTGTCGCGCCGCTGCACGATGGCCTTGGCGATTTCCTCGCCGATGCCGCTCACGGCGGCCAGCTCCTCGGCGCTGGCGGTGTTCACATTGACCTTGCCGGCGCCACCCTTCTTGCCGGAGGACTTGCCGGAGGACTCCCCGGCGCCTTTCGACGCCGGATCATCGCCCTTGCCGGCTGCTGAGGAGTTGCCAGCCGACTTGCCGCCGTTGCCCTTGTTGCCGGCCGCCTTGTCGTTGGCGGTCTTCTTCGGATTCTTGGGCGGCGCCGGCTCCAGGGAGGCGAGAATCTTCTTCGCCTCGTCGGCCGGCACGTCCTCGACCTCGAGGAAACGCTGCTCGCTGCGAATGGCCTTCGCCTGGTCCTTGGTGAGATCCGGCTCGACACCTTCGGGGAGGTTGTCGTCGGGCTCGGTCAGGGTGCGGACCTGCTGCGAGAACTCGTGGCCGCCCCGGAAGAACCGGGGCTTGCGCTTGGCAGTGTGTACTCGAATCATCGGATCAGCCCTCAGTCGAGCCAGGGCGTTTCGATGATCTCGACCGCCTTGTAGAGGGTGTTGCCTTCGCCGCCGCTGCCGACCTGGCGATTGAATAGGCTCTCGGCCTCGTCCAGGCGGCTGGGGCCGACCAGGATGTGGGTCGGGCGTGAGTTCAGCGGACGACCCTCGTCGGACTTGAAGGCCTTCATGGCCGCGCGGTGGCTCTTGAAGTTCGCCGCGCTCAGGTCGGCCTCACTGGCGAAGGCCAGCTGCCAGAAGCCGTAGCCCGCCGCACCGCGGCCGTCGACGCCGTAGCGGTAGGTGTCGCGCATGAACACCGCCTCGTCGTCCGAGCGGGTCATCGAGACCAGGTCGTAGTCCTTGCGGCGCTGGAAGATGAACGGCTTCAGCGGCCGGCGCAGGTCGAGCAGGATCCACGGATTGCCCGAACCGGACTGGACGTTCGCCACGGTGCCGTTGCCGACCGGATGGTCGGAATCGAAGAACGGCTGGCCGTCGTAGCAAAGGCCGGTCGTGAAGCCCTTGACCACCGCCTCGAAGACGAGCTCGTCAGGGTGGGTCGCTGCGGCAAAGCCCATTTCCTGCATCATGGGCGAGTAGACGCCGAACTGGTCGTCCTCGATGTCGTCGCGCTTGACCTCGACCGACGCCTCGAACTTGCGGTTCGGCAGCCGGTAGGCCTCGGCGGCCATCTTGTGCAGCGTTCGATCGCCGATCCACTCCCGAAGGCGCGGGAACTGGCCCAGCCAGCCGTAGAGGTTCTCGGCCGTCATCGACGGCACCAGGGTGGCCACCTGGTTCCACATCGGCTCGGCCGAGCGGAAACCGGTGTTGAAGTCGTTGCGGAACCCGACGAACAGGTCGCGCAGCGTTTGGGAATTCAGAATCATGTTCGATGCTCCTGTCAGTCGATGCGGACCCAGACGCCGTCGGAATCGACGTCGGTGATGGTGCCGGCGGCCGAGCGCGAGCCCGTGTCGTCGGTTAGCGCAACCGTCTCGTCGTCGACGATGTAGGCGGTCGAGCCGATATCGGTGATGCCGATCTCGTCGGCGCCGGCAGAGTTGTTGAACCGGAACGTGCCCTTGCGGACCGTCACGGTGAGGTCGCCGTCGGCGCCGCCGGTGTTGTCCTTGGCCTCCTCCGCACGACCATCGGCCGTCAGGCCGGTGGCGGCGCTGCCCGGGGCGGCGTAGCCGTCGGCATCGAGCACAACCAGGGCGCCCTGGTGGATCACCGCGCCGGCGGCAACCGCGCGGCCGTATTCGTCGTTCTCCCGACGAGGGGTGTTTCGATCGCGGGTCAACATGCCTGCGTCTCCTCCGTGTCCTTGAGCTGCTTGGCGTACTCAGCCGGGTCCTGGCCGAGCTGATTGCAGATGGCCATCTGGCCTTCGGTCAGGCCGTGTTCGTTCTTCGTCCGGGGCGCCTCGCCGCCGGACTGATCGCCGCGCAGGCCGGCAATCGGTTCGGCCTTCTCCAGGTACTGAGTGAGCGCGGCGAAGTCCTTCTTGCCCAGGTTGGTGGCCCAATCCTTCATGGCTGGCACCAGGCGCCCGTCCTCGAGCGCGGCGTCGACCAAGGCAGCCACCTTGTCGCCGGTGACCGTCTGGCTCAGCGCGGCAACCTGGTCGCGCAGGTCGTTGACGACCTCGACCGGCACGAACTTCGACGGATCCGGATCGCCGCCTTCGGCTTCGATCTGTTGATTCGCCGCGGCGAGCTTGTTCTCCAGGTCGGCCGTGCCGTCCTTGAGCTCGGCGCGCTCCGAGACAACCTGCTTGCATGCGGCAAGCACGTCGTCGTCCTTGGCGTCCTCGGCCAGGCCGAGCGCCTTGCGGATTTCCTTGTCCACGTGATCCTCCTGGGGGTGTGCAATTTGACTGGCAGCGGCACGGAGAACCGGCTCCATGCCGTCGATGCTCGGGGCATTAGTGAGGGCTGCATTGAACAGCCCGGTGACGGTGCCGGACTTGTCGTAGAAGAAGACCGGGCTGATGTAGAGGTACTCGCCGGCCTCGATCGCGTTCTTGGCCGCAGCGGTCCATTCCACGTCGGTCGCCCACAGCGCGCCGTCGCGGATCTCCAGGCCGGCCCCGCTGAACCAGGCAGCGGCCGGCGCGGGCTTGCCGTTCTCCTTCGACCGGAGAGTCTGGTGCTCGTAGTCGATCGAGAGCTTGGTCTGTCGCTGACGCAGATCAGCCAACCAGCTTGCGGCCGCCTGTTCGTCCAGCTGCCAGTGCGGCGCATCGGCCGGGCGGCCGTCCACGCCCCGGAAAGGCCCGGCCGGCATCAGCTGGATCTCACGAGACGCCGCCCGCACCTCGAAGGCGCAGGCGGCTAGATTCAATTTCAGGCGGGAAGTTGCCATGCCCCGAATGATCGGGGCCGGAGGGGATCAGTTGTATACGACGCGTGTCGCTAAGGAGATTCGGGCAGGGCTGCGGTGGCGCGCAGCGTTTTAATCATATACCAGCGAGCGGGAATTTGCGCCAAAGGGCAGCGCCTAGTAGATTATCGGGTCCATTGCATCAAGGGGATAGAATGAAAATCACCGCACTCTGTGGGGTCGCATTGACCGCTTTCTTTTTGGCCTCCAGCGCCACAGCCGGCGACTGGGTCACCCAGGAGAAGGTTGACCCGATGACAGACGAGACCAAACGAAGCGCATTGGTTGTCAATGACCAGGGGCACCAATTCTCTCTTTACCGAATCTCCGAGGGAGGGGAAGTATGGGCGAACTTTTCCCTTGGTGAAACTGACCTCGATACGCTATCAGGTGAGCGATTGCCGCGTCTGAGGGTCGACAAGCACGAGCTGGTTGATCTGCAGGACAAGAAGCGACTGACGGAAGTCATGCACCGGGCCGGCGATCGATCATTTCGAGTCTATGAGTGGGAGCCCAAGTGGATCAATTTCCATGTGTGGGGCGGCGACGGCAACCTGCCCGCCGAATTGCTCACAGACATCATGGAAGGCGAAACACTGCTCATTCAGTATTACCTCTCGACGGGCGGCTCTAAGTATTCTGAATTCACGTTGGAGGGCGCAAAACCTGCCATCGCAGAGGCTTTGCAGATCGATGGTGACATTGATCCGGAGTTGCTCGAGCGGGCTGAGGTCGAACGTGAAGCGCTAAAAGGTGCCCGCCAGCGGTGTAATTCGCTCAGAGGAAAGGAGCGCGACAGCTGCAACTCCAGACTGACGGAATGCATGCAACTCATGGGCAGCAGCAGCGAAGCCCACCACGATATCTTCATGCGTTGCATGGAGTGAGCCTGGCCTGGGTAGGAGATTTCCTACCCGAATTGCTACCGGTCAGTTGCCCCGCTTCTTGACGCCTAGGAAGCCGACCATGATGTAGCTGATGCGGAAAAAGGAAAGTGCCAGAAGAGCGATGAAGAACACCCAGATCGCGATTAGCAGCACGGGCGGCGGGTAAGCCCAGAAAAATGCGAGAAACGCCGTGATGGCTACCGCCATCCCTGCCACAATGCTTTCCGTGACGTAACTGGCCAACGCCGCTGCGGCGGTCGTCTTTCGGATTTTCTCCATGACGGGCGAATCCATACCAATCATCACGGCTGTAGCGGTGCCGACAAACCCCGTGAAAATCGCGGCCAGAGTCAGGGAGGAAACAAGAGCCATTCCGAAGTTCTCTTTCCCTGGCACAGGGCAGCCGAGGCGCCACCAGAAAACGAGAACAGCAAGGGCACCGAGCCGCGGATAGTAGCGCTCGAATGTTCGGGACTGCATGACACGGCCTAAACGAACCGGTCCCGCCAGTTTCTGAATGCTACTCTCAACGCCTGCCATCGATCTCTCCTCGGAATTCTCCGGTCTTCTGCCAACTCCATTGTTTGTTCATATGTCAGTCGCTGGTTCAGAAGATCCAGCGTCTCGACCCCGGCGTCCACTTGCTCGAGCACCCCGACATGGACGCGATGAAAGCCGTCGGACTCGCCACCGCGTATGAGGCGGTCAATTCGCTCAAGCGATCGCTCGATACCTTGGGCAAGAGTGCCTCGCTCACGCCCCATGCTCAGCTGAATACTCGCGCGTCGCGCGTTTGAAGCATGACCAGCGCGAAGCGCCGGGCCAACGGCCACATCGTCGTCCCACTCTTCAGTAGTCAGTTCCTGTGGTGCAATTGAAATGTCGATTCTGCGAGACGCGATGCGATTAGCAAAGCGATCATGTGTGCGCTCGTCAAGCAGAATCTGTGGCTCAAAGGCGGCGGGGCGGTCCGCACTGTAACGGGCAAAGTAGTCGAGAAGCGACCCTACCCGAACGCCCTGATGGTTGTACTGCACGATCAGGTGCCGCGTTTCGGGGTCATACAACGCCGCCGTGTCTTCAGTCGGGTACTCATCGGGCTCATACTCATGCCCTTCCACCGGCCGCGCCAAACTGCCCTTTCCAGGGCCGTGTGTTTCGCGGAACCACACCATATCCATCAGGTAGACGCCCAGCGCGTTGTCGTGACTGACGGTTTCCGCACGAATGCGCTTGTTGCCCACCGATCTAACGCGCCGGTCAAGCTGTCGTTGATTCGCCACCTGCTGAATCGATTCTTCGAGCGGCGGCGAACCATCCGGGCGCAAAATTCTAAACGCATGGATTTTGACAGTTGTTTCGGTCACGGATTCCCTCCCTGTTGATCGCCAGCGCCCAGATCGCCGGGCTCCCTCTACAGGTGATTCTGCCCCAGACCCCCTGACACGCGCAAATCCCGGCCAGAATCATCCTGGCAGTGGCGTTGCATTGGATTGCAAACGGGGTTAGCAGGACAATCTCTGTAACGCGGGATTCGGTACTACAAGGAAATCGATTCCTGGCCCACGCTTCAGACCACTGGCGAGAAGGCGGAAACGGTCGTGAAGCGGCGTTGCCAGCGCTCTTACAGTGCGTTCTGACAACCGGGTAGGAAATTTCCTACCCGAACTGTCGCGGATCTCCGACTAGCCAGGTGCTTGCCCGATCGGGAGAATAGGTCGTGCCGGTCGGCCAAAGTCAGGGTGTACGCTATCGCAGCTCAGTGAACCCGACTCGTCCGGCTTCGACTTCATTCGTAAGCGCGTAAAACCTGCTCGACAAAGCTCAGCGCATGAGACTTCACCCACTCTTCGTCCACTGCCTTGATGGGCGTAGGTGCACGCTTCGGCACACCGGGGATATCCTCCTTATCCCGAGCAGCGCGGCCACTGTATGAAGTGCTGATTTCGATGGACGGTGCAGCACCAGGCGCGAACTTGAAAGATATCGCGGACGGTGGATTCTTCTGAGTGCCTTCCTCATTGCCGTAGGCAAAATAAAAACTAACGCTTGGCGCCGGAAAAAGCCGTTGTGAATAATCATCTACGTTAGAGCGATGTCCTCGCTGACCGAGTGCCACTGACAGCTGCCCCAGGGTTGGAAGCACCACATCAGACAAGACATCGGCCACTGCCTGCCGAAACTTTTCGTCCTTTGCCTCAGCGCGCTGCTTCTCGGATTCGGCGGCCTCCAAACGCTCCTCGTGCTCGGCCAGTAGTCGATCGATCTCGTCTGACATAGAGAATCCCTCCTATTGAAAACGTCCGGCCACGTGACCGGGCTCGTTCGGAAAATTCTGCCGTACCGAACCGACGTGGCGCAATGGCCGTGCAGAGAGCACTACTGAGCCCACCTGAGCACGAGAGACAGAATGAGGATGACTGCGCCACCAAAGATCCAGGCAATCAGTACAGAAGCAGTGGCGATCAAGGCAGCCATCGAGATGACGGCGAGGAGTCCACCAGCGGCCTGGAAGGCTATGGCGCGATGGACGTGCCGGGTAAAACCGGCGAGCGCGATGCTGGCGACAGATAGCGGCAACGCGATCGCAGCAGACAGCAGGGACCACCAGGCGGCACCCGTCGGTTCAGGCATCGATGCGACAGAGTGTATTACGGCAACGCTAACGCCAGCGCTAGCTGCTGCCATAATCCTGGCGCCGCTCCCTAGATTCGCCCTCGATGTCACTCCCATTTGCGTATTGTGCCGCAGTTCAAACAGGCTTCGCAATTGGCTACTACAAGCGTCTCAAATACGCCGCGCGGAAGATCTCATTGACGGTGTCGTCGCTGAGCGTGAGGGCCTGGGCGATTTGCTGGCACAGCAGGCCGTCGCGGGAGACGTGGGCCTCGTGCTGGATGGCGATCTTGGCGGCGGGGTTGGTCTCGAGGGCGGCCTGGAGGCCGTTGTAGACCTCGGGCCAGTTCTCGAGGAGCTCGATGAGGAGGTGGCCGGTACGGACCTGGGCCGGCGTGTGGTAGCCCTGTTCGACGGCCCACGCCTCGGCTTCGCTCGAGACTTCGACGGTCATTGTGTCGCCGTGGTCTTCTACCAGACGATAGTTGATTCCGTTGGGTAGGTTGGGGCGACGAGGGCGCGCATGAGGATCCGTTGTTGCTGTGACTTCCATCAGTTAGCGCCCTCCGCAATAGCACGGTAAGCGAGAAAGCTTCCGAGAGTTTGAAAGGATCGATGCGTCCACACGCCCGCGTAGCGAGCCGTGAGCGGAGTAACAGAAACTCCGAAGTTACCAGAATCGTACCTTCGAGAGTGCTCTACCGATACAGCGAGAGTGTCAGTTGTTGTTTCTAGGCTAGCCGTCAGCAGCGGAACCACATTAGCCATTTTTTGCACAGTATAAGAAACTGTCCCCGTCAATAAAGTGGTCACTGTGCCATTCACTGACTCTTCGACTACCAGAGAATCCCGACTTAGGCCAAACCTAACCCAATTAGCTGCATCGGCCGCGAAGAGAAAACCGGCGAGATCTCCCGTGCGATGAGATACAACGCGAAAGCCCCTGATCACCGTTTCGTAGTTGCTGACGCTCGGCTCTTGCAAGTCGACCACGCTTGCAGCCATATCGCCGTCGGACCAGGAGCCGTTTCCGAACGCGCGTAGGTTGCGAACCTCCATCTCGTCGTATGTGCCAAGCGCTGACCAAGCGTGACCGCTTTTCGACGTTCCGAGAGGGCCGTCAGCACGAAGGAAATTGTCCCACGCATAGTCGCTGACGAACGGCGGGATCATCGAGGCGTCAGGAGGCAGCCGGTAAAGACCATACCCGTCAGCCCCATCCGTCTGTGGCACCAGCCCCGCACCCTCGCCAGTCGGATCAGGAATCGTCGCGGCGGCTGCCTGCGCCTGATCGCGCGCGGTCTGCGCCTCGTCGCGGGCGGTCTCCGAGCCGGTCTGTGCGAGCTGCGCGGCATCCCTTGCGGTCTCGGCTGCTGCCTGTGCTGTCTGCGCGGCATTACGCGCGGCCTCGGCGGCTGTCTGTGCCTGCTCGGCTGCCGACTGCGCGGCCTGGGCGGCGTCGCGGGCGTTAGTGCTGTCGTCGCGCGCGGATTCGGCTGCCGTCTGCGCGGCTAGGGCCGCGTCCCGAGCGGCCTCGGCGGCGGTCTGGGCTTGCTCGGCCGCGGTACGGGCGGCCGCCGAAGCGGTGGCATCGCCCGAGGCGGCTGTGGCGCTGGCCGCTGCCGCAGTGGCGGACTGCTCTGCATCGTTGGCGTGGGAGGCTGCTGTAGCGGCGGCCGCCTGCGCTTCCTGCAGTGCGGCCTGGCTGGCACTGACTTTCGGGAATGGATCTTCGCTGATGATCGCCGTCAGGTTGACGGGCCCGGCCTCTGGCACGGTGACCTTGAACGCCCACTCCGGCCGGCTGCCGCCGGCGCGAAAGACTTGCACCTGGTACTGGGTGGCACGGCGGCCGCGCTCGTTGGGCCAGCACTCGAACGAGCCCGCGCCGTTGGCGTCGGCCACGGCCCGGCCGGGCTTGGGGCGGATGACGGTACCGGTGGCGTCGTCGATGTCGTTGGCGGTGAGCTGCCACTGCACGACGGCGCCTTCGCTGAGCTCGCCGAGCTGGTCGGCCAGCTCGAAGGTGATGGTGGTGGTTGGAATGCTCATGGCTCACCTCTGTAGAACATCGTTGCAAGGGCGTTGCATTCGGTTGCAAACCGGCCTCGCCGGTTCTCGGCGGGCCGTGGCGGCTTAAATCGCTCTCGATCCATCTGAGGCGCTCTCAGGCCGTCGGGCCAATCTGGGCCTCGAGGTGCTCGTTGGCGATCTCGAGGATGGCGGTTTCGTCGTCGCCGGAGATGCCGACCATCTCGCGCGCGGGGATGTCGCCGAACGGGATGGGTTGGCCTCGGGTCGTCTCTCCGAACTCGCCCCGCTTGGCCCCGAACTGCATGACGGCCGACTGGATCAGCGGCGAGCCGAAGTCCAGGCCGGTGCTGGTGGCTTGGTAGCTCCACTCGCTGGCCAGCCGGCCGGATTCGCCGTGCAGCGGCCGGGTGTCGCTGTGCTTCTGCAGGGCCAAAGTCACGACCGACTTGGGCGCCCACTGCGACCCGTCGGGTGCTTCGGTGTTCTTGAAGCGCTCCTTCGTGGAGACGATCAGATACTCGCCGATGTCCTGGAATGTGGCGCGCATGCGATCCGGGTAGCGCTGCAACCGGGCGAAGGCGTCCATCACCTTGCGATCATCGAGCTTGAATTCGATCACGGCGCCACCTCCTGGAAGGTGAGATCGCGCAGCGCCAGGGTACGGCTCTGTGCCTGGCGTTCGAACAGGGCCGTGACGGTGGCGGCGTCCAGGCGCTTGGTGATGCGCACCAGGTCGCGGCCGCCGCGGTTGACCAGGTCGATGGCGTCGGGCGCGTTGAGCATGGCCGGCAGGCGGCCGTAGGCTTCGGGCGAGACGCCGGCGCGGGCCACCAGGCTGCGGTCGATCGAGAAATCGAACTGGTCGACGGTCTCGCCCACCAGGCTGCCGATGCGCTCGGCCTGGGCGCTGGTGAGCAGGCCCAGGGTGCGCGTGGGCTGGATCTCGACGGACTGCCAGTCCTGGGTGATGCGCTGGGCGTAGCGGCGCACGTCGTCGGCGACCGACGGCAGTGATCGGTAGGAGGTGGCCAGGTCGTCGCGCACCGACTGCGGCACGGCGGCCATGAAGGCGTGGGCCAGTTCGCGCTCCCACTGCACGGCCTTTGCGGCCATGTTGCGAACCGCGTGCTGCACGGTGGCACCGGGGCGGTAGTCCCAGCCTTCGTCGATACCGGGCGGATCCACGGAATCCCAACCCTCGGGCGGCTGCTTGCTCATGTCGCCGCCCAGCCGGCGCGCGCCGGCTTCCGATCGGGCGCCCACGACATAGCAGCTGCAGCCCCAGCCGTTGGGCGGGCTGTGCGTCTGCCAGAAGGGGTGATCGGCCGGCAACACCATGCCGTCCCAGGACAGGTGGTGCGGCCGCGGCTCCAGGCTGCCGCCGTGGCGATAGACCAGGTAGGGAAAGCCGCCCTCGGCCAGCTGGGCGTTGCGCCCGGCGGCGTAGCTGGTGCGCGCGTTGGTGCGGTAAATGATGCGGGTGCGCCAGGCGCGGCCGGCGGCGGTGCTCTCGCCCGTCCAGCCGTGCCAGCCGTTGCGCTCGACGATGGCGCGGAAGTCCTTGCGGAAGGCCTCGAGCGTGGTGCCCTCGCTGATGGCTCGATCGACGGCCGCGCCCAGGTCGGCGAGCAGATCGGCCTTGGTGGCGCCGGCGACCATGAAGGCCCGGTCGTGCGCGGATCCGATCAGATCGTCCCAGCGCGCCGTGGGCACCAGGTTGCCGAGCTTCTGGCGGAAGAAGGCCAGCTGCTCGGCGAACGGCCGCTTGAACGTGCCGGTCAGGACTGACGGATGCTCAGCCACTTTCTTCCTCGACGTCGAAGCGGCCGGCGGCTTCGGCGGCCATCATGGCTTCGGCCATTGCGTTGGCGAACTGGTCTTCGGGCAGATCCTCGAACGCCTCGAGCAGGCGATCGCGAAACGCCTCGAGGCTCTCGGCTTCGGCCAGCATGGTCTCGATGCGCTCGACCCAGCCCACCACTGCCGGGTCGGCCTCCCGGGCCAGGCGGTCGGCGATGGGATCGGCCGGCTCCACTTCGGCCGGCTGGTCTTGGTTGAGGCTTGCAAATCGGCCGGTGGGTGCCTGGCGCGCGGCCGCCGGCTCCGGCTCCGGCACGGGCCCGGGCTCGGCCTGCTCGGATTGCTCGAGCACATCCTCGCCTTCCTCGGCTTCCGGGATCTTGAGGCGCTCATGCGCCCAGCTGCGGGGAATGCGCAGGCCAGCCTTCACCAGGCCGGGCAGTGAGTCGGACATCTGCTTCATGTCGGCCGGTTCTTCGTCGTCCCACACAAAAAGCGGGGCGCGGCGGGCGCTGGTGTTGAGTGCCGTGATGGGGCGCAGCAACTGCTGCTCGATCGTGCGCTTGAGCTGCCGGCGATCGCTGGCGGCGATTTCCTTGCGGACCTCGTTGTGCTGCTCGCCCAGGTTGGAGCCCAGGCCGGTGCTCTCGGCCGTGGTGGTCAGCGTGCCGCCAAGGATGGCCTTGGAGATCGAGCCCTCGGCCCATTCCATCATTTCCAGAAAGGGGTTGGATCCGCTGCTGCGCGTGGCTTCCTTGAACTCGACGTTCATGCCCTCGGGGATGATGCCGGCCGCGGCGTGGCCGATGCCCACAACCGCGCGAAGCAGGGCGGCCTTCTCCTGGTCGCTGGAGCCGACCGGGTACTTGCCCAGGCGCAGCGGCAGGCCGTAGATCTCGAGGAACTCGGCGAGATCCCGCGTGGACAGCGCCCGCATCAAAAACGGCCAGCCCACCACGCGCACGAGGCCCGCCCGGGTCAGGTAGCCCGACCGGCTCTTCTGGATGTGCAGGATCCAGTTGAGCGGGCGCAGCGCGGTGCCGGCACCGGTCTGATCGCGCAGCAGCAGGCGGTTGTATTGGAAGTTGTGGTAGTCGGTCTGGAACCAGTCGGCCGGGCGCGCTTCGGGCTGGGTGGGCACGTTGTAGCCGTCGATCAGGCGCCAGTGATACTCGCAGCCGGCGTAGCTGTGAAGGATCGCGTCGGTCAGGTCGAACATCAGATCCTGCATGTCGATCTCGTTTTGCAGGATCTGCCGGCACAGCTCGGCGGCATTCTCTTCTTCCGGCGTGGCATCCGGCGGCGCGTCGATATGCCAGGCAACGGCCTGCACGGCCAGCCGGCGCTTGCCTAACTCGGCGAACAGGTGCGCGTCCTTCTCTTCCATATCCATGCCGAGCTGCGCCTGGGCGGTCAGGTCGCCTTCCTCGGCGCGGCGATAGAGCGCGGCCAGTTTTGCCGGCGTCAGGCCCCGCGTCGGGTGGTCACCAATCTCGCGGTGGAGCCAGCCCAGACGCGACGTCTGGTCATTGCGCACCGGCGCCGTCTGCCGGGCCGGCTGCCCGTCCGGGCCGAGGATATCTACCATGCTCCACCTCCATCGGTGTAGTCGTTCAGCGCGTCCGCCAGGATGTCGTCTTCGCGCAGCTCGTCGTCATCAAGCGCGGAGTGCCGGCGCGGGCCGAGCGTGCACTCGATGGGCGCACGCGGCGAGCTGGCAGCGTGCAGGGCCAATGCAAGGCCCCAGAATCGGTCGGCGTGGCCGTCGGGTGTTCGCTCGGCGGTGAAGCGGACGTTGCCGGAAGTCGTTGTCTGCTTGGTGACCGACCGCAGATCCGCCCGGATGTCCTTGTCGTATGGAATGCGCAAGCGCCGGTCTTCCATCGTGGAGCGCACCGGGTAGGCCATTTCTTCCTTGGCGCGCGGGGTGAAGGTAACCAGCTCCACCTTGTACTCGCCGAAGCGGTCCTGGGCGTCGTCGCCCCAGCCGATGCCCAGGCCGGTGTAGTCCAGGCACACGCGATCGACGCGCTCGAACCACGGCCAGACCACCTTCTCTTGCTCGCTCTTGCGCATGTTGCGCAGGCATTCGACGTGGCGGGTGTAGAAGACATCGCCGAGCTTCTCGACCACCCAGAGCACGGTCAGGTCCCGTTTACGGCCAATGTCCAGACCGGCGAAGAGCTGGCCGGACTCGATGCGCTGCCAGTCGACGCCGGCGCTGTATTCGGCGGCCGCGATCAGGTCGTACTCGAGGAAGGCGACGTCGTCGTCGGCCGGGTGGCACATGTACTCCTGCTGGAACGATTCCTCGTCGGCGCAGCCGGCGCGCACCCAGTCGAAGTACTCGGCCTCGGTCATCGCCTGGCGTTCGTCGTCGTCCGGCAGCACCTGCTGCAGCTTCCAGAGAAAGCCCTGGTCGAGCGCATCCTGCAGCGTGACTCGGTGGTGGCTGATGTTCTTCGGGTTGCCGTTCTCCTGGATTTCGCGAATCAGTTGGTTGAAGAAGTTGTGGCTGCCGCGGTGGGTGCTGATGATCTCCATCGCGCCGCCCCAGGTGATGCCCGGGTAGGCGATCGACCACAGCTTGCGCGGATCCGGGTGGAGCGCGAATTCGTCCAGGATGCGGCCGCCTCGCTTGCCGGCCTGCGCATCGGGATTGCTCGACATCGAGTGGATGCGCCGGCCGCTGGCGAACTCGAGCACGTAGGCCGAGATGCGCTTCTCGTCGTCGATGACCTGTTCGCCGAGATCCTTGGCTGCGGTGTGCAGCACCTTTGCCCACATCTTGCAGTCTTCGATGAACAAGCGCGCCTGCAGGTCGTCGCGGCTGGATACCCACTGGTCGTGCCGCGCCCGGGTCTCGGCCGTGCGCTCCACCCCGGCGTAGGCAGTCGCCCAGGAGATGCCGATCTGGCGTGACTTTTCCATGAGCTTGAGCCGGCTGCGGTCCTTGACCCAGTCGGCCTGAAAGTCCAGGAACAGGCCGTCCGGATTGTTCGGCTTGATCTGCGCGCGGCCCACGTCAGGCAATCCCCAGAATCTCGCGGCGGATCTCGTCGCGGGTTTCCTCCGTGAGTCCGCGTGTCGCGGTGGCCTTGTCGACCACGGCCGCGGCCTTCTTGGCCACCTCCTGCCGAATCTTGAGCTCCCGATCGGCACTAAGCTTGTCGGCCTGAGCGAGCTCCTTGATGGCCTTGGCGATGAACATCAGTTCGCCGGCGGAGGCGCCTTCTTCGCCTTCGTCGAAGTCGCTTATCGTCTGGAACGCGACCGTGCGCAGCATCTCCGAGAGCAGCCGGCCCACGTCGCCGTCGGGATCTTCGTCGATCTTGCCGACCCAGACCTTGGCGATTTCCTTGGCCTGGCGGAACTTCTCCATCTGTTCCTTGGCGTTCTTCACGTAGCGGCCGACGGCCGAGCGCGAAGCTTCGCCGCCGTGCTGTTCGATCAGCTCGACCAGTTCGTCGATGGTGGCGCGGTCCTCGCGGATGGCGGCGTCGACCGCCTCACGGATGCGAGGATCCAGGTCCTTGATGGAGCTCTTGCGGCCCATCGGCGTTACTCCGGGCGGGGGCGCTTGACGCCGGAAACCCGGGCGCGGCCGGACTGGACGTCGTCGCCGCGCGAGGTCAGCTTGGCCATCACCACGCCGCCGAGGGATTCGGTGGTGATCAGGCCCTGCTCGGCGAGCCAGTCCAGCTCGATGCGCACGGTGTCCTCGCTGACGGAGTGACCGAACCCGGGCAGCGCCGAGTGCAGCAGGTACTGGTTGGTGCTGTAGTCGTCCGCCTGGGCGAGAAGTTTGAGGATGACCAAGCGACGGTCCGCCTGGACAAGTGAGTTGAAATCTTTCACGAGCTACCCCGGTTCATCAAGTGTTCGGTCATCAGGTCCACCGCCTTGTTTAGGCCCCGCATCGTGCCGCCCATCTCTCGCACATCGGCACGCAGGCCGGAAAGCTCGCTTTTGACGCCGTCCATGTCGTTGTGACTGGGCATGTTGTCGACGTTGTTCTCGAGCCGATCGATGCGGCGTTCATTGGCGGTGATTTTGGTATCGAGATGAGTCAGATCCGCCTGGCAGTCTTCCCGCACATCCGCGATGGCCTTGGTCGTATTCTTGGCGCGAGTGACCCACCAGGCGTAGATGCCCACCGCGACGGTTCCGGCAAATTGAAGGACGCCGAACCAGAATCTCAGCGCCGAGTAGTCGAAATCAGGCATATCACCACCAGTTGTTCCAGAATTGCCACCAGGGCGGCGGCGCGGGCGGGTCTAGTGCGCGCACCAGGCGGGCGTGCCGCTCGGCGCAGTCGTAATACAGCTCAGTGCGGTCCTTCAGGTTCCGCATCAGATACGGCAGCTCGCCGCTTCTCGGGCTCGGCAGCGGCGTCGGGCACAGCGTTAGTAGGTTCGGCGAGATCGCCGCCGGTTCCGGCCGCGTCCCAGCGCCGTATGAGCCGCAGCCCGCCAGGGCCGATATCGCAATCAGCAAGGCCAGGACGCGACTCGAGGAACGTATCGAGCTCGCGATCGGCCTCGCGCGCTGCGGCCTCCCGCCGCGCGCGGTCGCGTTCGTATTCGGCGGCCTGGTCTTCCTGGTGCTCGGAGATCCGGTCGGCTTCATCCTGGGCGTCCTCCTGCTGCTCGAGCGTGTCCTGGGCCTGCTGGCCTTGCTCCCATTCCGTGCCAACCCACACGCCGGCCGCGAACGCCCCGGCGACCACGATCGAGCCGTAGCCGAGAATGCGGCCCAGGCTGAACGTGCGTGAGAGGAAGCCGAGCCATTTCATTGGTCTTGGGCATGCAGGCGTTCGCGAAGCGCGTAGCCCTCGAGCGCCCAGATCTTCTGCTTGGCGTTCGCGCGGGCAATCTCGCGGCCTTTCTGTTCGTCGAACAGCTTCGGGCTGGCGCAGGCGCTCTCACCGGTCACCGTGAACCCGTTGCGCAGCTTGAGGCAGCAGACCGTCAGCGTCGTGCCCGGGAAGACGTGATAGTCCTCGCCGACAATCGCGGCGTCGATGTCTTCCTCCATCACCCGGGGCACACTCCAGTCCCATCCGTTCATGATTCGCCCCCGCATTGGAGTGCGCGCCCGGGCCATCCGGCCTCGATGTACTCCGGCTCGAGCTGGCAGAGAATGCGGCGCGGGTAGTGGCGGCTGTCACGGCAGGCGCGCGGGCCGCGCAGGCAATGCCGCTCGACGCTGCCCCACCATCGATCGGGATCGTCGCCGGCGGCGGCCGTGGCGCGGCGTTCGCGCCGCACCCAGCCGGCGCCGCCGACGTATGCGGTGAGCGCTGCCGCCCACCGATTGGAGATGTCTGACCAGCCAACCTCGCCCTCAACCAGGCGCCAGTCATAGATCACCAGTGCTCGCACGCTCCATTGCCAGTCGGCGAGCTTGACTGGCTTCAGCTTCTCCGGATGCTGCTCAGCCAGCCACTCGGCCGTTGCCGGCATGAACTGGCCCAGACCACAGGCGCCGGCGTAACTGCACACGCCCGGGCGCCAGGTTGATTCGGTGTGGATCTGTGCGGCAAACCGGGCCACCGGCGCGTCGGGCCCGAAGACCCGCTGCGCCTCCCGAGTCAGCACAACGCGCTGCACGGCCGGCACTTCTACGCGGTTGACCGGCACCGGCTCGGCACCCAGCGCAATGCGCGGGGCGATGGCCGTGTAGAGAATGCCGATCAGCACCAGCGAGGCCATGCCGCAGCCCAGGGCAATGCCCAGCAGCGTGATGACGGTGGGGCTGGTTCCGCGTCTCATGGGATCAGCGTGGCCGTCAGGATGCAGGCGGCGATGATGATCGCTCGGCGAATCTGTGGCGTGGCGGTGATGTAGCCGGATTCGCTCAGTACTTGCAACTCATCGTGGGTCAGAGACTCGGCGTCCGCGGCCGGGGCAATCTCTTCGGGCGGGTCAACGCCAAACCAGTGCTCATGCGGTCGCGCGTAGGGGAACAGCCACCGGTCGATCCAGTAGCCGACGTAGCCGAGCAGGCTCACCTTGAGCACGCCATAGAGCAGGTTGTCCAGGCGCGCGATGTCGGCCAGCAGCACGATGGCAGCCAGCACGATCGCGATCGCGGCCAGCGGCCACGCGCGGATCCAGCTCAGAATGTTGTCGGGGATGAGATTCTTGAGACGATCGAGCATTCCTGTACTCCCGGAAGGGTCGAGTACAGGCTATGGCTCAGTAGCTGGGGAGTGTATGCGACGGTTGTCGCAGGATGTGCGCGATCGTCAGCTCAGCGCTTGAAGGCTCATTTCAAGAATCCGCCAAGCAATGTACGAACAAGCGCCAAGGACTAGCAATCTAAATTGATTCTGCCTGTAGCGCAATGCGTCATCAGCGCATCGGTCAGAGTACTCATCTGCAATCTTTTCCAGCTCCTCGATCTCATCGCGGCCAAGCATTTCGACGGAACGGATCAGCTCCAGCAGCCCGACCCTCTTTGCCAGTCCATCCTGAACTCGTTCGACCTGGCGACAACCGAAGTAGAAGCTCACCCCCCAACAGACCAACGCCACTAAAAGGGGAAGCTGGGACCACGAAATCTCGAGAGACTCGGTACGGGTAACAGCGAAACCAATAGATGCACCAGCCGCAGCCAGCAAGAAATAGGCATGCTTGGACTGCAGGCTTCTAAGCGCATCATTTAGCCTTTCTTCCTTTTCTGAACTCATTGCTGCGGGATGCGTCATGACCTTCAGAGAAAAGACTGCCCTGAAACCGCTTCCGATGCAATGCCGCCTGCTCGACAATGATGCGCTCGATGGTGCGCGGCGTCGTGTTGAAGCGCTTCGCCAGGGCGAACTTGGTCTCGCGCTTGCCGTCCCAGGCGTGCCAGATGGCGGCGTGCTCCAGGGCGGTGCGCAGCGAGTCACCGCGGGACAGGTACATGGGCTGCCCGCCCAGGTGCTCGGCCCAGGCCGCCGCGACCATGCGCGCCGCGTCCTTCGCCTGGTCGCCTTCCATGAACTTGGCCAGCGCCGCCTCGGTCACGTCGATCACGTCCGCCAGCGTCTGCGCCCAGCGCTCGGCCGGAAGGTTCTCGGCCCCCACGCGCTCAAGCAACGCCGGCAGGTCGTCGGTGAACTGAATCAGGTCCTGCTGGTGATCAGCCGCCGCCACGCTCGATCTCCCCGATCTCGCGATCGCGCTGGGCCTCGTCGATGTATCCCGATTGGAAGCGATGCCACACCCCCTGTATTGCCGCGTCCAGTTTATCCTCCGGCGCGGTGTCTGCGGGCGCTTCGCGACGCGGGCGCTTGCCGGCCTGCATGTCCTGGTGGTGGCGCGTCTCTTCCTCGGCCGCGTAGCGATCGCTCAGCCCCAGCACGACCTCCTGAAGGTAACCGTGGCCCTTGAGCGGTCGTCGCAGATCGCGGTTGCAGACCTCCTGCAAGGCATGCGCCCACACCTCTGCGGGCGCCTTGCAGTGCTTGCGATCGCGACTGAATCCGTCGCGCACCATCTCGACGAGCTCGGTCAGGATCGCCTCGGCGCGTGTCCAGCGCAGGCCGGTCTTTTCCGGCCGGAACATGGCCAGGTAAGCCGGGACGTGCTTGGCCACCAGCGGCGAGAGCCGGCCGAAAAGGGCCGACACCTTGCGCGCGGCCGCGTCCTCGGTCATCGCCTCGAGGCTGGTCTGTGCGCCGCAGGCTGGGCAGGTCAGGCGCATTCTGGCTCCCCCGTGGGCGATCTGTCAGAATCGAATTCGGACTTTAGGGAGGAGACGCCGCAATGGAAGAGGGCCTGATTCAGTTTGTCACAACACCGCCAATTCAGCCGGAATCGAGTGAACTGCTTGTTTTCGCCCAGATCGCGACGCCGTTCGTAGCATTGGCGACCCCGTTTCTGGTTTTCGGGCTGGCTGCGATTAGGAACTGGTTCCGTGAAACCAGATCTGCAGGACGACTCAGGTCGTGCGTTCAAAAGGAGGCCAAGCTGCTCGCATTCATACTGGAAGACTCTGACGGCCACTGGCGAAACCCCAAACGCATTGCCCCTCACACCAATGAGAAGCACTATCTGGACGTGACGCCAATAGTTGGCTCCCCCTCCATTTGGGCAACTTCTCTCGCTCCAAGTGACTCCGCTCGTGTAAGCGATCTTTGGGATGCCATCACTCGATACAACAAGTGGGTTGGATTCTATTGCGCCGTGAAGGCTGGGATAAGCAAGCGGCGGAATTACACTAAGATCCTTACTTCCCTCGACCAGCTGTGGGTGGCACTGCAAGCCATAGACCCAAGTATTCAAAAGCCTCAGCATCTTGTCGAACGAGACGAGCGGAGGCAGCAGCGCGAGAACAGGGAACACGATTAGCCCCGCCTCCGAGCGTCGACTTCCAGCGCCTGGATAATCTTCCGGAGCTGCTCGGGGTTGCACCACTCGAAGCGGTCAACCTTGAACATGCGCTGCGCGATGGCGTCGGCGTAGGCGTCTTCCTTCGCGCCGGCCGGGTCGTTGATCAGCAGCGCGCGGATCTTGCGCACGAGCAGCTCGCGGCCTTCGGCCGGCTGGGTGCGCCCCTTGCGCTGCGGCTTAAAGCCGCGCGACTTCAGGTGGCCGAGCACCTTCCGCCGGCCGAAGGCGTCCAGGTCGCCGGAGGACTTGGCGCGGGCGACCGCCCACAGCATCGCGCGGTAGTCCTCGTCGGACAGGCCCAGGGCCTTCTTGCCGACGTGAATCAGTGCGAGGTCGCGCTTGCGGGGGTCAGGCTGCGGCATCTTCCGGCTCCAGGATCTCGATCGACTCGAACTCGCGCTCGAGGTGGCGCACCAGGGCTTTCGGGCAGTGCCAAACGTCTAGATACCTAGCTTCGTTCTTCTCCTTCGTGATCGGATCTAGCCCGGCTTTTCTGTAAATCTTGTTCAATTCCTTGAGCCGAGTCGGGCCATACACTTTTGAAACGCGCGGCCGCATCAGTCGCTGCGCGAATCGATCGGTTTCGTCGTCGGGCTCTGTCTGTCGCGGCGTGCGTCTATCTACGTCGTTGAAGAACGTATCGGGCAGCGCCCACTTATGTCGGAATTCACCATTAACGAACGGCACGATCCTGTAGACCAATGGCTTGGCCTGGCGGACCTCGAATATGACTTCGCGGCCTTCGGCAACCAGTTTCGCTCGGCCGAACCCGTGGCTCAGCGCACTGATCAAGCGATCTCGCTGTGGCTGCGGGAACTTCACGGCTACAACCTCGCCTCGATCCGAACGCGCTTACCAAGCGGCCGCCCGTGCGGGGCCGGCTGGATGTCGATCGAGTCGACTTCCAAGCCGGTCCGGGACTGGTAGTCCTCGAGCAGCTCGCTGATCTGGCGCTCCGTCTCCCGACGGAGCTTGCGGGCCTCCTCGTTGGCCTGGGCAACGCTCATGCGGCACCCTTGACGATGCGGTCGTTTTCGCGCTTGAGCTCCAGCCGGATGTAATCCTCCCGGCAGTAGGAGTCGCAGAAGCGCTCGGCCGCGGGCTCATCGCAGAACATGCAGCGGCCGCGCGCGGCTGGCTGGCTGACTTCCGGCCGGCGGCGGGAAACTGCCGCGTCGAGGCGGGCCTGTTCTTCCTGCTGTGCTCGATCAGCTGCGTCCATTGGGCTTCTCCTTCAGTCGGCGCACGCCGCCGTTGCGGTCCATTTCGTACCAGCGGCCGTCGGCCATCTGGAACGGTTCGCCGGGCTGGTGCGCGCCCTTGGTGTGCAATTGCGATCGCGGAACCAGGCGATGATTCCGCAATCGACGTTCGGTGAACTGCGTCTTCACGCCGCGTCCTCCAGCTCCTGGGCCTCGGCCATGAGGGCGTTGACCAGCTTGTCGACGTCGCCGTCGACGGGCTTGATGATGACCTGGTCGCCGGTCTTCTCGACTTCGGCGCCGACGCGTCGGATCAGCTGCAGGGGCAGCTTGCCCAGCTCGGAGATCACCGGCGTTTCGGTGATTTTGATCAGCCGGTCGGCATCGTCAGGCCAGAGCTGCCGGATCTTCGCGACGGTCTTGGCGCGGTCGTGGATGATGACCTTGCCCTTGCCCTTCTGGAGCCCGACGCGCATGCCGGCGATCACGACGGTGCGCGGGCTCTCGAACAGCTCCGGATGGCGCTGGATGTGGGCGTTGAGCCGGTCGCGGCTCTTGGCGGCCTGTTGCACGGCCGACTTGATGCCGGGCAGGCGGCGGCGCTTGAGCTTCTCGATCTCTGCTTCGAGATCCTGCACGCGCTCGGCGACCACGTCGTAGTCCTTGCGGTGCGTCTGGGTGAGTTGTTCGGTGTAGTCCATTGCGGTGTTCATTGGTTGCTGTCCTCCATGCGGATGCGGAGCTGGCCGGCGAGGTCCGGCAGCGACACCCGCTTCATTGCTGCGATTTGGGTGAGTGATGTCATTGCGCGGTCGTGGAGAAACCGGCAGGTCTGGTCGAGCTCGTCGTCGGTTTCGGCGATGAAGTAGCCGTGGCGCGGATCCGCACAGATGTGCTCGCCCTGGGCGCGCAGCTCGGCGACCATCTTGCGAACGCGGCGCTCGTCGCCGGGGCCGGCGCCGGGCCCGTAGACGGCCCGGGCAAGCTCGGCGACGGAAATGCCCCGGCGCGCGCCGATGTGGCGCGACAGGACGGCGATCAGTACGGATTCGTGGTTCATCCCGTTCCACTCCTTTGCACGCCGCCGCCCGCGCTGAGCTCGGCGTAGCGATTGGCCTCGAGCAGGCGAATGCGCTTGGCCACCGCAGCGCGGACGGTTGCTTGCAGGTTGGGCAGGTTCAGAGCTGCCAGGCACTGCTCGCGATCAAATCCGCGGACCAGGCTGATGCGGTCCTCGGCCGTCCACGCGCCCATCGGTTCGCCCGTGATTGGGTTGGTGTCGGTCATGAATGGGTTATTCACTCGGCACCTCCCGCCGCAGCTCGTGCGGCCTCGGCGACGTCCTTGGCTGCGGTGGCCACCTCGATCAGGTAGTCCAGGACGGGGTCATCGAGCTCGTTGAGGTAGGCGTCGAGGTGTTCCTGGGCGTCGGCGCTGGCGCGCTCGAGCAGGTCGGCGACGGCGGGCGATGCCGAGTCTCCCGGGCGGAGCAAGCCGATGGGAAAGCCCATGCGGCGGATCAGCTCGTGTTGCCGCTCCTCCACTTCGCGATCGACAGCGTCGACGGACTCCTTGCGGTGTTCGAAGCGCTGGAAAAGCTCGTTGCAGATCTCGGCGATTTCGCCCTGGATCTGTTGGTCGCGCTGAACTTGCGTCATCGAACCCAGCAGTTCGAACAATCGGATCACGTCAGACTGGCCGGCGATGTAGAAGCCAGGGCAGCGCTCGTCGTCGGCAGTTGCCTCGATCGCTCTGGAGACCGCCTCCGACTTGGCGTCGGAATCGCCAGGCTCTGTGCCGGTGCCCTGGACCTCTTCGTGCCGCTCTTCCTCGGCCGGCGGGTTTGATGCCGCCTGGGTCGTGGGCTTTGCCGCCGCCTTCTTGCGCGCGACCTTCTTCTTGGCCGCCTTGCGCTCCGGCTTCGATTCGGACTCAGCCGGTCGCTCCGGTGGCGGCGCATGGCGCTGCTTTCTCACCTGGTGCGGCGTCCGGTATACCTTGTCGGTGCCCTTGACCAGGTCGCCCCGGGACGTGAGCCGGTGCAGTGCACCGGCCACGTCTGCTTCGGTCTCAGCCAGATCGCTCCGAACGTAGATCTCCAAAAGGCTCAGCCCGGCCACGGAGTCTTCGACAATCACCATGACTTCGTCGGTGAGTCCTTCGATCATGACGACACCCCCCGCACTTGCTCGCGCGTGGGCAGCAGCAGGTAAGCGTCCGGGCCTTTCGGTGGGCCGGCCGCCCCGTCAGGGATGCGGTGCAGATGCACCTCACCAGTTTCCGGGTCAATGCCGGCCTGGTAGATATCCCAGTCGCCGTCGTGACCCTGCAGATACGCGATCTGGTCGCCGTCGTGCAGTTCCGAGGGCCGGCAACGGCGGGCGCGCTGGCAGTTCACGATTTCGACCTTCATGCCGCACGCTCCCAGGGCGCCCGCCCGATGTGGATCTCGCGCATCACCGGCACGCCGGCCAGGTCCATGCAAAGCCGGTGCGCGTGATCTGCAGCAGCCTTGCCGTCGCCCTGCTCGATGGCCAGTGCCAGGCGGCGCGCGACCTCCTGATGGGTCGGATCGCCGGTGCGGCCGCTCCGGCACTGTTTCTGGTAGAGCTGGACGATGTCGTCGTCATCGAGCATGTCAACCAGGTCGCTTACCGGGATCTCCACCTCGGTACTGATGTAACCATTGAGGCTCACGAGTCACCCCCTTCCTCGATCACGCGCACCAGCATGGCGCTGCGGCCGAAGACCTGTGGGACCAGGGAGCGGACCAGACGCTGGGCCTCGTCGACGTTGCCGTCTGCGATCGCCTTGGCGAGCAGCGAAGCCTCAAGGCGAGCCAGGTTGATCGTGACGTCTGCGGCCTTGCGCACCTGGTGGGCGGCGTCGATGCCTGGGTTGCGGCCCTTCTCGATGTCGTGGATAGCTGCACTCAGGCTCATGCGGCACCTCCCTTCTTGGGTTCGAGTGGGGAGCAGCCGTGCCCGCAGCACAGGCGGCCATTGCCGTACATCTGGCGCCCGGACTGGACTTTCTCCGCGTAGCGGGAGCTGCCCTGGCCGACGGCGCGCTTTTCCATGCGCTTCTTGCGCTGGGTGCGTTTGCGTTCGTGCTTGTTCATGCCGGCACCCCCGGGACCGAGGCCCGGGCATTGCCCGAGCCGTCGATCACTTTGAAGAACAGCTCGTCGCAGTTCGGGCAGACGGCCATCGTGTCGGTGTTGGGGATGCGCGGGACGTCGTGATTGCGCTTGCAATGCGGACACCGCAGTGGCGTGACAGGGTTGCCGTCGTCCTTCCAGCGCTGCAGGAACTGCTTGTAGCCGGCCGGGTTCAGTCGTCTGCTCATGCCGGCACCCCCCGCAGCGGCGCCATGCCGCTGCCATTGACGGTCCCGGTCGCGCGCTCCACCGGCGCGGCCCAGCGCACCTGGCAGCCACACAGCGGCATGACCATCGTGCCGACGAGCCGGCCGTGGATCCGCTCGCGCATGTACTGCGCACCGTCGAGCTGCGCGGCGGCGGCGTCCGGCTCGATGTAGATCACCGGCGCACGGCCGCCCAGGCGCACATCGATCACCTTGCAGCCGGCGGCCTCGAGCTTCTCGAGCGCATCCCGCGCGGACGTGGTCTGGTCGTAGATCCTTCGGTTTCGCTTGCAGATCATGCCGCACCTCCCAAACGCTTCCACGCGGCCTTGATGTCGCCGCAGTTGGTCTCTCGGCTTTCACCGGCGGCATACATGCTGGCCAGGCGCAACGTCTTGGTCAGGCTGCGCAGGCCACCGGGGGTGGCGGCGATCTTGTGGAGGAAATTGCGGCAGTCATTGGCTTTGATCTGCCAGGCGCTGATGATCGCCTCGGCATCGCCCGGGTCGGCGGCGTTGAGCCGCAGCCGCTGCCCGACGCGGCTGTAGAGCCGGTCGAGGTAGGCCGCGCGGTTGCCGCCGGTGAGGTTGCTGTACACGTGCTCGTTGCCGAGCAAGACCAGCCCGCAGCCGGTCGCGTCGTGCACCTGGCGGATCTGGTCGAGCGACTGGGTGGTGAGGTTCTGGGCCTCGTCGACCAACAGCACCCCGAACGTCCCGGTCATCTTCTGGACGATGGCCCGGTAGAGTTGATTGGCCTGCGGGCGACCGCCGGGTCCAGTCATCTTCGGCAGGCCCACGGCGGCGGCGATCTCCTCGAGCGAGCAGACGACCGACGAGGTGGCCTGGGTAATGGTGACCAGCCAGACGTTCGGGCTGGTCGCCTGGTAGTGCCGAGCGGTCTCGGTCTTGCTGACACCGGCACACCCATAGATGATCACCAGATCACTGGCGATGTGCGCGTAGCGCATCGTGTCCAGGATCTTCGTGGCGGTGGGCGTCTCTACGAAGCCCGGAGCCGTGGGCAACGCCTTGGCGGCCGAGTTGCGGTCGGCGATCGCCTCGAGGGCGGCGTGAACCTTGCGTTCGACCTTGCCGTTGTCGCCTTCGTACTTCTCCGCGATCCAGCGGCCCAGGGTGCTGGCGCTAACGTCGGCCAGGCGGGCGAGCTCGGTCTGGCTCATGCCAGCGTCGAGCGCGGCTTGTGCGCGCTCCCGCACATCCTTCGGCTGTTCTGATTTCAAGGGTGCTACATTTCCCATTTGCTATACTCCTCAGTGCATTGGTCCTCAGTGCAACGCGGCTTTGGCCGCACTCGCCCCGGCGTTGCAGCGCCGGGGTTTTTCATCAGGGCTCATCCCATGCATCCCACGGCGCGGGTGCGCTGCGGACGGCCCTTCGAAAGCTCTCTTCATGTGATTCGTCATCGTCCGGCTCCAGGTCGGAACCCGCTGCACGCTTGAACACGCCTTCGATGACCTTGGTGTCTGGTACGTCTTCGCTCTCGAGCTGGTCGGGGAGCAGGCGAGCCGCCTCTTCAGTCGACATCCGCTGCTGCTGCGCCGCCGCGGCCTTGGTCGCGCGCATCCACTCTCGGCGAGCGCGGTTGTGGCGTCGGCCGGCTTCCGTGTCGCCAAAGCCTGCAGCCTGAATGCAATCGGCCTGGCCGATGTAGCGGTTGTCGAGCGTGTAGAGGTGGACGGCTTCGTGCAGCTGTTGTGGGTCGAAGCGAGCCACGACCTTGGTGCCCATGTGCTCGTGGAGCGCGTCGCAGCCGTATCGGTTGCGGCCAATGCCCGTGGCGCTGCCGGCGTCCAGCGTGATGGTTCCGTCGCGACCGACCGTGACGGCCTCTGCCGATAGCATCAGCATGCGCAGCTGTTCGCCGGTCGCCTTGCGGATTGCGGATTGCGCATAGGAGTCGTTGAAGACCTGGTCGTAGCTCTTCACGCCCGCGGCCATTTCGGTGCGGCGCTTCTCCCGTGCGTTCATCGCGCGAACAGTCTGATTCAGGATCTCGAGGAACTCAGCGAGCGGAATGGCGCGGTCGCCGTAGTTCTCAGGCTTGCTCGTCGTGTCGCGCCCGGTGTAGGCGCCAGCCAATGCCGGGTGCTTGTCGACGTACTCCCCGAGACCGCCCCAGCCAAACGATCGCTCGACCGGCTTTGCCTGGCCGTGACCGCCCCACTGATGGACGCTGGTCCAGTGCAACGAGTCGGGCCCGCAGATGCTGGGAATCAGCCCCAGGGGGTCGTCCTCGCGAACCTTGAATCGATATCGGTTGGCGACACCGCCGGTCATCCACTTGTTGGCGGCGGCGCGGGTGTTGTCGATCGTTACGTGGTGCGGGATGCCATAGCGCTGGATGAGGTCCAGGAAGGCCAGGCGAATGACGTCCGTGTTCTCGCTCTTGTCCGTTCGCCAGGCAAGAAACTTCCGGCTGAAAATGTCCTGCCACATCCAGGTCTTCGGCCGCGCGATCGTGCCATCTGGCCAACGGACGAAAACGTTGTGCTGGTACCCGTCACCGTTGATCCATTCCAGCGCATGCAGGTCCCGAACCGAGCGCTGCATGGCCGGATAGAGCGCCATCAGCGCGCCCTCGCCCTCGCGGTGGAGCACCTGAATCGGTGTCGGGATGTTGGCCAGGCGCCGTTCGACTGTGCGCTGGCTCGGGATCTGCCAGCCATGCTCCGCAGCGGCCATCTTCAGGCGCTCATAGCAGGCTGCTGCCGCCGGCGCCTCGAGCCGCAGGTAGTCCGCCCGGACATAGTCCCAGGCCGCATCGTCGAATTCGGCCTTGGCAGTACGACCCACATAGCCATCGGCGAGCGCCGGAAGCCAGTCGGTGCGGTCATAGTTCTTGCAGCGGCGATACCAGCGCTGGACCGTTGCACGGCCCTTGCCAGCCTCCTTTGCAACCGTGTTCCAGGCATCGCGCCGTGGCGTTCCGCCGTCGATCAATCGCATCGCGGTGTCGATTACGGCGAGCCGCCATCGGGCGCGCTCCTTGAGGCGCTGTGGAAGCTGCTCGAAGCGCGCCCACAGCGACTCTCGCGAATAGGTCGGCGCCGCCGCCTCGCCTTGACGTTTCGAGGCAGCAGCGCCAGGGGCGGCGAGGGAGGACCGCCCGTCAGCCTGGGAGGGATGGCCAGGCTCGCCCGCGGATGACGAGCCCGCGGGGCTTTCTTTGTGGCGCAGGAGCGCCAGTTTGGTAGTAGCTTCAGGGGGGAGGCTTTCCACGGTATAGAGCCGCCTCTTGCCTCCTCGGCAGGGCTTCTCCGAGAACTCCCAACCTTCCTTCTTCGCCCGTCGGGCAACCGAACTCTTATCGACGTCGAGCGCCAGCGCCAATTCAGCCTGATCAGTGATTTCAGCGCCTATCGGCCGGACAGAACTACTCATGAGGATGCTCCCTCAGGTATCTCCGTAGCGCCGCCTTCTGCGTTTTCAGTTCCTGCTCTTCTCGCTCGATGCGGCCCAACTCGGCCAACAGCGCATCCTCGCCCACCAGCACGCGGCATCCGCGCGCCTTGGCAAGCAAATTGGTCAGTGCAAAAGAGCCGGTAGCCTGTTCAAGGGCTGCGGCGTATCTGAAGGGGAAGTTGTGGTCGGGTCGGCTCTCGCCAGTGTAGGCGTCGAGCATGTATTTGGAGATGTCTCGGCCGGTCAAGCGGCTCATTTCGGCCGCGATCGCGTGCCGGTCGCCGTCGGCGTGGCTCATGGCGTCGTTCAAGGCCTCGCGCAGCGGAACATCCAGGTCGACATTGCCCGCCAGCGCCGGCGTCGGCTGCGGCACCTGGAAAATATCCAGCGTCAATTTGTCCCTCACGCGCCGAGTCACTGTCTACGCTGCCTCCCGCTCGTTGCCATTGCGGTCGTCAGCCTCGGTGCTAGACTTCACATGTGGGCCTGATTGGTGGGTCGGCGCGCCGCCGATGCCGCGTAATGGCCGGCGTTCGTCGTAGCGGCTGGGCCAGATTTTCTCCGGCCGTACACCGATCGCCTCAGCAATCAATTGCTCGGCCCTCGGCCACGGCCGCAACAGAGCGGTCTGCAGCGTGCCTGGGCAGTAGCCATGATGCTGGGACAAGCGGCGCAGCGACCACCCTGCCTTTTCCAGGGCGGCCTTGATATCGGCACGATGCCAATCTTTAGGGCGTCGTTTTTTTGGCTGTATACGTTCGTTCATGCCGAAATACAGTACACGCGGAAAAGCGCGTAGTCAAGCAGAAAACCGCGCAACACTTGGAGGGGATGCACATTTTCCCGCGTACTGGGAAATTAGTACATGAAATCATGCATTTAAAGAAAGCGTTGCGTGTTGAGGGAAGAGTTGCAGCTGCGCAACGCTACGCGAGGAGAAAGTGATGCGCGGAATTGCAGGTATATCTGAACGGTTAAAGCGCGTCCGCCAGGCGCTTGGCAAAACTCAGGGCGAAATTGCAGAGGAAGTCGGTGCCAAGCAGCGATCGTGGCAAGAATACGAGGCCGGCCAGACCACTCCTGGAAGTCAGGTGATTGCCGGGCTGGCCCGCCTCGGCTTTGATGCCAACTGGATCCTTACGGGCATCGGCCAGATGAGGCAGCCGGACATGGCGGTGGCCGACGAAGCCGGTGAGTACACGCCTCGAGTCAAGCTGCCCAGCGACCAGGAGGTCGTCTCAATCCTGCAATTCCGCCGAGAATGGCTCGATCGAATAGGCGTACCAGCGCACGAGCTTGTACACACGACAATGCGCGATAACTCGATGGAGCCCACAGTCCGCGAGGGCGCCTTGGTCGTCGCAGATGGTCGCGTCACCGATTACCGTCGAGCGGGGCTCTATCTGGTACAGCAGCATGGCCTGGCCGAGGATCATAGCTGGCTGACGGTGATTCGAGTCAGGCCCGGTCGTACAGGCCAGCCCGCCTTCAGCTTCGACAACCAAGAGTACTCCCCAGGGTTTGAAAGCGGAGAAACCGAGGATCTGATGTGGCGCTCCGAGATTCAGGGCCGCGTGATCTGGATCGGAAACCCCATTTAATGGCTTCTGCAACGCTGCCGCAATGGGTTCGCAATCCAGCAAGAGCGCGGTGCGCGTGTCTCAAATCAAACGGCGAATTCCGGCGAAGTGGTGCGCCAGTCGGTTCGCGTCTCATTTTGACGTCTCGCTCGTGGAGCAGGCGACTGATCGTCTGCAGCGGCCGCCATTGCTGGTTTCGTCCCGTTTTATCCCCTTTTTCGTCGCTTTATCCCGGATGTCTCAAACCTTCTGTCCCCCCACAA